GTTGATTTTGCTGCTCATGTCTGCCTCACAGGCACCGATTCTGTCACGGTGTGTTTCCGTGTATTCGCCTGCCCTCGCCTGCTGTCTGCGGGGGTGACCGAATCCGTAGTCGTGCTATACCGTGTTGTGGTTTGTGATGACGCTCACGTCGAGCATGTTGCTGCTCGTCGCGTCGCGCAGGCTGTTGAAAATCGCCTTGTGCAGGTTGTTGCCCAGCGAGTTCTCGCCGAGCGGGATGACCTCGGAGAAATACCCGAACAGGTCGAAGCGCTGCCGGTAGTTGACGCCCGTCCCGATTTGAGGGCCGGTGATGTCCAGACGCAGCGCGCGGTTCGTGCCGGCCTGGCATAGGTCGAAGATGGCGTCGGCGGTCGCGTTGCCCTCCAGCGTCAGCGTCGCCATCGCCGCGATTTCGCCTTCGCCGTGCGTGTCGAAATATTTGTTAGCAGACCCGAGCATCTTCGGGTGATTGCCGACCAGGATCTCGACCTCCGCGCCACGGAACGTCGCCGTCTGCTCAGTCGTGCCCAGGCCTGCCCAGGTTGCATCCAGGTACATCCGCGACAGCTTGCCGTTCATCGGCACGATGCCAGAATGCAGCGACTGGCCTGCCGTGAAGGTCGTCGGCGTCACCTGCCGGCCGAAGTAGCCCGCCTCGATGCTGACGGGCGACGAGCCGCCGTCCTGTGCAATCGTCCAGGCAAACTTGAGCGAGTCGAACATCACGAACTCGATTTCATACGCCTGCGTGTTGTCGCCCAGCTCGAGCGTGATGGTGTCCGGGTCGTTGGCGGCGATCAGCGAGGGCGTGATACCCCACAGATAATCGCCCTGGCTGACGGTCTGCTCGACCGGCGTGATCGTGCCGTCGAGCGAGCACTGCCCCAGCACGGGGATAGCCTGGAAATAGCCCTGCGGGAAGGTGAGAGAATCGCGCACCAGGAACTCATCGTTGCGCTTGTTGTTGGCGTTGGCGCGCGAGCCGTCGGCGTACATGATGCTCTCCCACACCCGATCCTTCGGCACGGCTTTGATGTCCGCGCCCAGGATGCGCGTTGCCGCTACGGCCGTCCCGCGCGTCGTCTCCAAACCGAACTGATATTTGCTGAGCTTGAATTCACCCATCTTTCATCACTCCTCTTCGGCGTACGGATTCGCCTGTTGGGGTAATCCTACGTGATTACCCTGTTGCGCCGGCTTCTCAGGCTCGTCCGGCTTCATTTCGACGACCTCGACGTATCCCCGTGCGGCGTAAGCCTCCGCGCGCCGGTCTCCCGGATCCAGCCAGGACTCGTCCGTCACCACGTCACCGGGCTTGTAGGTGCGCCCGCTGCGCTGCTCGGTAAACTCCTTCAACACCTTGATCTGAATCGCCACGATTGCCTCCTACGCCGTGTAACTGTACTCAGAAGAAACGTCCTCTTTGACTTCCCAATACAGGATCGCGCCCCAGTGCCACGGCTGGTTCTCGTCCCAGCGCAGCTGCGTCGGGATGAGGATTCGCGGCCGGTCCGGGTCAATGCGGAACTCATCCACCTTGCTCGACAGCGACACGCCCGTTGCCATCGCGTCGCGGATGCGCCGGGCGTACTTCATTATCTCCGGCAGCTTGTCCCAGCCCACATCCTCGAACAGATGAAACTCGACGCGCCCTCGCCAGTAGTCGATTTTGAGGCCGGCGCTGGGCACCGACAGAACGTTTTCGGGGATCACAATCGCGCACGGATATTCGTTGATGGCATCGGGCAGGCCCAGGCCGTCGTAGTACCAATACGCCTTGACCATCCCGCCGCGACCGTCGGCGATCTGGAACAGCGTCACCACGTCGTCGATCCAATCCTCTATCATTTCTCTTTCCATCACGGATTCGGTCACGGATTACACGGAACTCACTTCCGTGTTATCCGTGGGAATCCGTGTCGTGAATCCGTGTTATCCGATGCTCAGGTCTTTGGCGATGTGGTCGAGCGCGTCCTGAAAGAAGCCGACGATTTGACCCTTGACCCGTTCGTAACCACGCTTCATAAAGAAGCGTCCTTTGATAACCTTGCTATTGATCGCGCGCGCCACGACGAAGGCCAGTGACGCATCACCCAGCACCAGGTGCGCCCAACGACTCAGCGCCGCGCTTGGCGGCGCGGCTGCTCCGGGCCGCCGACCGAACTCCATCACCGCCGGATACGCCTCCTGGAGGCTCGACCCGACCGTGCCGATAATCGACCCCGGCCCCTCGCGCTTCACCTGGCTGCCGATGCTCCCGCGCAGCCGGCCCCGGAAGACCGGCACCAGCGGCTTGACAGCGGACTCCACAGTCAGGACGGTACGGGTCATCGCCTCGGTCAGCCGGCGGTCGATGATCACATCGGCCTGCTTGAGCTTGCGCAACTGCTCGTCGAGGCCCCTAATTTCAATCTCATACCCAATCAGATCGCCAGCGGCCATACTCACAAACTCGCTATCGCGTAGTTTTTGCGCACTTCGTCCACCACGTCGCGCGGGAATTCCTTGTGGTAGAACACCTCACCCGTGTCGGGCGCTCCCGTCTTTCCTGCGTACCCGCTCTTTGCTTTCTTGTGCATCAAGACCGCGATTTGCCGGCACAGATAGCGCACGTCTCCGGGCGGCAAATACTGGTTGATGGTCGCACCGCTGGTGTGCGCCGCCGCCGTCGTGCCATTTGTGCCGCGCTTGATACCGAAGATTCGGCCGGCCAGGTCCGACACGCTCGTCACCAGCATTTGCTCCGTGCCGATGGTTAAGGTCATGCCGGGGAAAATGACCGTCGCATCCGAGACCGTCACCGTCGTCGCGCCGCTGGTCAAGTCCGCGCTTAATGTCGCGCCCGTCGCCGCTGTCTCCTCGTACTTGCCCCAGCGGCCGGCAACCACAATCACGTCGCGCTCGTACGTCCAGGCCGTCAGGCTCGCGGCGTCTGGGTCAAGCTCGATACGGCTATACGGGCCGTTGAGCCAGTGCCGGTCACGCGGGTAGAGCAGGTAGTCCAATGTGGCCAGTGTCGTCGTGTCGTCGACGATGCTCGTCACGGCCAACACAGGCGGGACGAACAGAATCCTGCGGTCTTTCGGGCCGTCGAAGCGCTTCGTCTCGGTGACGGGAATGAAATAGCCGCGCAGCCCGTTTTTGCCTTCGAGCCAATCCGACGCCGAGCGGATGCGACCCAGGAACGAAATGTCGCCCAGCGGATTCCCGAAGCTCAAATCCTCGACCAGGTCTCCCACGTGGCAGTACAGCCTGTCGCTCACGGCTCACCCTTCACTTTTTCTTTTTCCGTGAAATCCGTGCCAGAATCCGTGTTATCAGTGGTCAACTTTGATTACCAGAAATGCCTCGACGTCCTCGCCGTTGGACAGCGTCGCCAGGATCTCGACGTAGTGCGTGCCGACGGCGGGTGTGTTGAGCGTCACGTTGACGAGCGGGCTGCTCACCGAGCTCGTCGGCGTCTCGCTCGATGGCCCAGTGTGCCTCAGTACGACACTGCTCACGGTCACGCCGCTGGGCAGGTCGTTGGCGAATGTGACGGTATGCGTCCGCTCTTCGCGTGACGATTGGCGGGCCAGTGCGAATGTCGGCACGGCTTATCCTTCGGCCTTGTGCGTCTGGTCGGGCGCGACCTTGTGCCCCCTGCGTTGGGAGACGGCAATCGCCTCGCGCTTCACTGTCCGATGGAGCCTGCGCTCGCCAGGCTCCACGAAAACCACGAGGAGAATCAGTGCTAAGCCGAACGCTTCTGCAGAAGCGATACCCGCCGGCGTGATATAAAGAATCAGTCTCGGCGTCCCGAACGCCTCGCTTGAACCGATGCCTACCGGCGTAACCTTCAACAACATGCGCAATGTGCCAAACGCCTCGGCGCTGGCGATGCCGTCCGGCGCAATCTTGAGCTGCATCCGCTGCGAGCCGAAGGCTTCGGCTGTGGTAATTCCCACCGGCGCAATCTTCAGCCCGATCAGCGCCGAGCCGAACGCCTGGCCTGACGCAATGCCCGCCGGGGGGATGCTTAACCGGATGCGCAATGTCCCGAATGCCTCGGCGGACGCAATCCCGGCCGGCGAAATGAAGAGGGCGCCGGTTGAAACGATTGCGCTTCCAAAAGCCTCCGCGCTGGCGATGGCCGACGGTTTGACGAATAGAACCATCCGCGCCGCGCCGAACGCTTCTGCGCTGGCAATCCCCGCTGTGACAATCGCCAGGCGCACCTGCACAGAGCCAAACGCTTCACCGGACGCAATGGCACTCGGCAGAATCCTCAGCGCGATGCGGGCCGATCCAAATGCCTCCGCACTGCTGATAGCAGATGGTGTGATAAACAGCACCATCCGCGCCACACCAAAGGCTTCTGCGCCGGCGATCCCGGAAGGGACAATCTGCTGTCCAATCTTGGCAGTGCCAAACGCCTCCGCTGAGGCAATCGCACTCGGTGAAATCTTGGACACCATCCGGGCCGTCCCAAACGCTTCTGCGCCGGTGATGCCGCTGGGTGTGATACTGACCGGGCCAGGCAGCAGCGTGGCTGTGCCGAAAGATTCTGCCGGGGTGATGCCTGCCGACAAGATTTTGAGCAGTGTTTTTAAGGTTCCAAACGCCTCGACCGATGCGATGGCAGGCGGCGTAACTTTGAGATTAGCTTTTAAGGCGCCGAACGCCTCTGCGCTGGCAATGCTGCTCGGCGAAATGGTTTGCGGCCCAGCGCCAGAGACCTGGATGACCTGCACCGGCCAATCCGATGCCACGTACACCTGCTTGGGGTCTTCTACAAATGTCGTGCCGGTGTAAGTGCCATCGAATCCATTATCAGTGTAGTCGATGGCTGTAGTCGGGGTGCCCGCGTCCCACAATATCCACTGCAACTCCATGTACTGGTCTTGTGCGAGATAAAGTTGATTGCGCCACTCGATCCTCTGATCTATTTCTGGGGTAGTCCAGTCTGAACCAACCTTCTTCCAAAACCGAACAAATGCAATATCACCATCCCAAAAGTTGGCCGGAGTTGCCAAGCTGTCAGCGCCAACACGAAAGACTAAAGAGGTATCTAAACTCCCGATTAGCGTGCCGTTGATAGGTCCAAACACTGTCCCGTCCAGCCAGGTATAGGCATCGTCATTATTGGTTGCCACGGCTCGCAACACACCTGTCATGGAATACCACGTACCCGCCGAGAGAACACCGGTTTGATTTCCGGTTCCTTCTAATTCGTCTGTGCCATCTGAAACTGTAAAGCGTATTCGTTCTGCGCCGGTCATGAATAATTGATAACCAGCATTACCAGCACCGCCCGCATTGCCTTTTTTACCGCAAATTACCCTGGCACCAGTTCCGACAGCATCCAATTTTGCAAGTGTTTGCAAGACAAGCGAATCGCCATCTCCCACGTCAAGTCCAGCATCATCTCCAGCACGGGCGATCTTGTCGTCCACGGCATCGAAGTTTCGCGCCCTGCGGAGCAATGTTCCTGTGAATCCTCCAATCGAAACCGTTTCTGAAAGTGGTGATGGGGTTATAGGCATGGGCACATCCAGCCGATAGCCCCTATCGATCAGATCTGAGACCGTATCCCGACCGCGCTCCGTCCAGGCCCACCGCCTAAGCCACTTCTTCTTGTCCCCACGCATCATCATGTGCGCGGTGGACTCGATGTCCAATTCCCAATGTAGTGAAGGCAAAACCAACGGCCGGCCGTTGATCCACTTGATCACGCTCACGTCGTGTATTCCAGAACTGCAAATAAGAACTGAACTGCGATGCCAGACAACGTGTCACCGGCATTCGTCCCGTTCCGGCTGATGCGCAGATACAGCAATTCGTTTGACCCCCACCCTGAAGTAGCCAACGTTAGCGTGTCGATGTTGACGATGAGCGCTGTGGCGGCTCCGTTGGCGAAGTTCGCCACGTCAAGGTTGACAAACGCCACGTCCGAGGCATCTACATCCGCCCGCGATGTGGTCTGAGCTTGCCAGCGC